CGAGCACGAAGCTTACGAGTCCAAGCACGAATTTCCTTAGAGATAACGCTGATACCAACTTCTTGTGCTGCATAAGTGGTTGGAGCACCACCAGCATCCATGCTGTCGAAGAGACGACTATCTTCGCCAATACGTTCGCCAGCCCAACCAGTTACAGGACCAGTAAAGGTGCTGTCTGGTTTTGCTCTGTCAACATCACCTTCGATGTTGGCATAACGATCTGCAGGAGCTTGATAGTTGGTGTCGGCTGGATTAGAGCTAACGCCATTAACTTCAACACCACCATACTGACTCAAACGGTGACGACGAAGGGCATAAGCCAAACCAACTGGACCACTCATTGGTTGAACTGCAACGAGGTCGTGTGCAATAAGACCAGGAAATACACGACGAACCATAGGAATGGTAAGCTTCTTCATGACACTAACGTCAGCAATAGAAGTACCACCATCCTCTGTAAGATAGCTGAACTGGTTCTCAAGAACCAATGCTGTGCTAATCTTAGTTCCAGGATCCTCGATACCTTCAAGGAATCCCTCACGGTCCCAACGCTTAACAACTTCTTGGCGAGGGTCTGCGATAAGTGAATCGAAGTTTAGACCTTTTTTAGACATTCTGTTCTCCATTTCTTTCTGTTTGGAAAGATAGATTTAATAATTCTTTTCTAAATCTATTTAGTATAAGACTATAACAATTCTCGCACATTTTTATGTATTTTTTGCAATAAACGCTTTAGATGCCCCAAGAAGTTCATTAAAACTCTGTTCTTCGCTCAGGACTGCGTTAAATTCACTCTCTTTCTTTTTCAATTTGCTAACGTCTTCGGTTTCAACATGACGAGATTCAGCAAGAACTTTTGCCTTAACTGTCAAGAATCGATCTTCCACTTGTTTCTCAGTAACACAATCTTCTAACAATTCTACAACCTTCTTCTTCTGTCCTGGTAGCATACCTTCTGTGAGTTGTGCGATTTTATTCTCACGACGAGCCTCCACCAGTTTAGTGCGCAACATACGTTTCTCGTTACGCTCTTTCTCAATTATATTGTCAACATCTTCGTTGATAACATATCCAGCCTTACCAAGTCCTTCAGTAAATCTTGCGAATGCTTCAACTAGACGGTTATTTTCTTCAAGTGCACCACGCGCTTCTTCTGTAATCTCAAGAGCTTTCTTTGTAGCTTGCTCTTCAATAAGCTTTGGAGCCGTAGCTTTGAACTCTTCAATAAGCTTTTTGTGTGTGTCTTTGACAGTCTTAACCTTGGATGCTGCTTCAGCAAGAACTGAACGACATGCCTTTTGTGCCTTTTGTTCAACTCCAGAAATCTTTTCCTCTACCTGAAGAATAAGACCTTCCTTCATCTTCTCAACGACTTTAGCCGTAGCACTCTCAACAACAAACTTAGTGTACTTCTTAACAAATGCCTCTTGGCGTTGCTGAACACGCTCTTCAACCAATTGGTCGATGACTTCGTTCAACTCTGCCTTCTGCTTTTCTGTGAGGATATTTTGATCTAACATATTTGTACTCTCTTCCACCTTAGATTTATAAAAGCCTTTTAAATGCTTATTCACCCAATACTTCTTTGCACTTATCGGTAACAGATTCATTCAGACATTTATCAATAGTACCGAGGACTCTATCCTCATCTTCTGCAATATCCTCTTTGAGGATCTTAGCATTTTTAACAATCTCTGTTAGCTGTTCTTGTAGTGTTGTCATAAACTCTCCGTCTGTTTTATTTAGTGTTTGAACGTAAACCAGTTAGGAAATTTTTTATTGCCCCAAACACCTGTTCCTGATTAGGACCAGACTTAACTGGTAATACTTCTATTTTAGACTCAAAGAGTTTATATGTTTCTTCGTTTAATTCCACTACAGAGCCAGAACTATCGTCTAAAATATACTGCTTTTCTTCACGAATAGCTTCAACCATAGCATCCGGTGCTGATGGATCTGCTACAACATCAATAGCCCTGAGATTAAAAGCATCTACTAGATTACAGTCTTCTTCGCGGAACTTAGTAGGATTCGCAGAACCCAAACCGCGCGAAGACACACCAACCTTACCACCAGTCTTAAGAAGCCCACGGAGGATTTTACCCATTGGGCAATCCTCATGACAAACCTTCCCACGACCATAGAAGTCAGATCCACGCTTGGTGAGCGATTCAACCAATATAGCAACCTTATCTAAGTTGATTTTAGGTGAATCAGGATGCCCAAGTTCTCCCCACGCTGTCTTATTTGCAATTTTAGTCTTAGCATACTCCTCGACTGCGGATTCTAGAATATTAGTAGGATAGACTCTTTTGTTATTATTCAGAACATCACCCTGCATGAAGATACCCTCGACGAAGTAATCTCCACCGACTTCTTCAGACATGATCTCGTCTTCGCAAATGAACTGACTCATCATGCGACCAACTGTTAGATTACCTACTTTGCCTACTGGAACCCCGAACATAGTTTATCCTCTCTATAGAGTGTTTATATTATTTATTACCCTAAGTTGCTAATAAACTCTAAAATCTTTTCTCTTAGTGATTCAGGCTTCTTTTTCATAAGCTCAGAGAGGGATTTCGCAGCTTCTTCGCCCAATGGATCTCCTGATCCAATGAGAGCAAATTTGAAAGCATTGAGGACACGTTCGACTCCCCACTTCTCAATCATCTGCCCTACGTGCTCTACATCACGAATTTCATCAGCCTCTGTCAATTCATATGAATCTTCAATCTCTTCTAGGAACTTTTGGAACTTAGGATCTGTTTGCATTAGAATTTCCCCGTTGGTGAATTTGGATTAAGCTTCTGACCAATCACTTTTTTCTTATTAGCCGAAGCTAGTTTACCTTTAGCCTTTGTTTTTATATTTGATTTGATAGCACCAATCTTACGCTTCATCTGCTCGCGACCACTCATCTGGCGACTGTTGAGAGCACCCTTGCTACCACGATCAACTCTCTTACCCACCTGACCAGCAGTCTTAATAAGCTTAGCTTTCCCACCTGTAATCTCAAACTTGTTCATGATACCCTCAAGAGCCATGAAGTATTCTTCAAGATCTTCACATACACCCAGATTAGCAATCTCTTCGTTAACATCTTCATCTACAGGAGAGATATAAGGTTTAACAAGTTTACTCGACATAAGATGATTATGCTGACCAACCTTAACATTCAAACTCTGAGAGACTACACCCGTTTTGTAATTCTTCATGTCGATAGCTTTGAGAACTTCACCAACCTTACCCTTTATTGCCTTCTTAGATTCCGGAGGATCTACTACAACAACCTTGTCTCCAAGAAAATACTTGTGTGGATTTTCATCTATTAGTAAAACTTGACTAGTCGTATCGCTACCCAATTGATAATGATATTGAGTAACATAGATGATATCTGAATCTCCATCCTTTCCAGGTAGATGCACAGGATGATCCAATTTGATTTTATAACTAATACCTCGCTTGCCATCAAATTTAATGTTTCGCGATTCCCCAGTCCATGTACCGATTGATCCCAACACCGGAGAATCTTTATGCATCCACTTTACAACTTTAACCTTGTCTCCCTTTTTAAGCTGACTGACGAGAGAGTATTCTGTTCTTTCATCTTTAGATTGCTTCACATGTTCCAATTTACCATCATCTTCTCTTTCTCCTATCATGACTGATTTCACAACAGGATGATTTGAAAATTCCTTTGGTGACTTTATTTTCTCATGTTTTGGAGCACTCCCAGATACACCATAAGTCATCATAACGCTATGTGCGTTTTTATAATCACCATCAAATACATTTTTTACAAAGTTAGCAGTAGTTTGCAATGCCGAGTCAGTTACCCTGTCTGAAAAGAATTGTATATAGAGAGTATCATTAACAACTCCTAATCTAACAAAACCATTGTTACCAACGTCAATTGCGCTGTAATTTCCATTATCAGCGAGAACCTTAAATCTAGATCCACCATAAACACCATAACCATCAATCCAACTTACTCCAGTTTCGCGAAGGTCTTCATCATAGTCAACAAGTTCTAATGGATGACCTTGTATATCTGACTTTTTAACACCAGCGGGCGTAACATCAGTATCTGGGATGTGTGTATCTTTATCTTTTGGGGTTAAGAACTCAAAGTTAGATTTACTGAACCCACCCAGATAAGCATGATATGTATGACCATTAAAATCAAATTCAATGTAATTATCCTTAACTTTGGCTGGGTATCCATCCAGTTGAGAATATAGAATATAAACATCATCGTCTGTATAGATGGTAGTTTTTTGACCATTAATCTTTCCATTGAAGATATAATCACCATCCGGTAATTTTTCCTTAGGTTCGTCTAATGTGATTTCTTCTGGAGATTTCTTGATGATCTTAGCAATGTGTTCTTTATCGAACCCAGAAGCATAATGCACCATTCCATCCTTAGTAAACTTAATCCCAACACCTTCGGGGTTTACATCGGTAATTGTTACTAACTGACCCTTTAGTTGTTCATATGGAATAGTTTTACTTTTCGTATACATATTAGTTATATCAACGTATTTTTGTCCAGTAAATACAAAAGATTCACCAGTAACCAGATCCTCTGGTTTAGCTTTTTCTAGATTGGTTGGATCAATATACTGTTCATCAGAAATACCATCATTATATTTTCCTGACTTAACATGATCTAGAAAATTAAAAGAAGATGCTGGAAATCCACTAGCCTTATATCGTTCACCATTATACCCAAAGGTAATAAGATCTCCCTTCTTAACGACAGGAACTCCTACTAAGTCTTTAAATGGAATATTGTCATTGTTTGCACTTAGAAAATTCTTCGGACCGTTAGGTTTACCGTTGAATATATAAAACCCATCACCCTTTGATTCTGTTTTCTTACCACCAACAAGCTGACACTTATTAGCAGGAACAATAAACCCTGTAGATCCGGCGGTTGGGTTATATCCTTTTGGATTCACAACAAGTGTATTAAAATCTACTTTACCCTTGATATCAGTTTTCTGTTTTGCAAATTTCTTTCCACCAAATTTTTCATCAATGTGTTGACTCTCTGGTAGAATAATCAAATCACCAATCTTTAATTCGTTTCCATACATATCATAAGACTTTATTTTATCATCAATAGACTCTTTCTCTTTAACAACCTCAAACTGTTGAGTTTCGGATGGGTGATCTATAATCGTCAACCGATCAATATCCGGACCACCTTCATCGTCTCTAATTCTATCAATTGGTTTGAATATTATAATAAATTTATTATGCCCAGGATTACTTTGTCTTATAGATTCAATTTTAGCAGTCTTACCAACAACAACAATCTGGTCCGTATGCCAACTTAAAAACTTAACAACACTACCAATACCAACGGAGTTTCCTTTGTTATCTTTTATGGTAAGACCATCACTTGAATCGGTTGATGAATCTTCGGATTTTTTATGATTTATAATCTCAGCGAAGCCTTTCTTTCTAAATCCACCCGCAGATAAATCCCGACCTTCATATGTAAACAAAACTTCAATTATATGTGTTGTGTTCATGTTTGTTACTGTGAGTTCTACACCCGCGAGACGATCATAACTAATATACACAACATGCTGACCCGAAACCGTCCGAGCGATCATCTGTGCACTAACACTATATTCTTCTCCATTGAATATATATTCATCGTATATATCAATCTTGGTCCAGTCAACTGGTTTAGATGTGTCTATATTTTTAGGTGTTGGTCCTTCTGATTTTATCTTTTCCAGTTTATCTGCGAAAGCATTAAACGTTTTACCACTTTCTGGATTCTTCAACTTGACTAGTTGACCACGATCCTTATCTTTAGTCTTGAGAATCTTAACAACCTTGATACCCTTTACGCTACCAAGATCTTCATGACGAACTTCATCACCAACATTAAGATCCTGTAATGCAGGATGTGTCTTCCAGTTTTCTTTATCTTTATCTTTCTCTGACGCACTACTCCCCTCAACAGATTTCGACGCAGCACGAACAAGCTTCTTCAAACCATCACTAACCTGATCTCTATATTCCCAATAGCTACGTGCATCAAACTTAAAGTCCAATGCTTTCTTAATCCAATTAAAGTTACCATCTTTCGCATACTCTTTAACTTTATTAAGAACTGTACCGGTGTTGTGCTGTAGAGAGAAGAGCTTATCGATATTCTCAATCTTCTCTTTAAGGGTTTTAGACTCAGCAACCTCAATATAGAAATGAGCAATCCCGGCCCATGCATCTCCACCATATGAACTATTCCACTTAGATTTCAAGTAGAAGAATTTGGATAGCTCGGCAAAGCTGACATTGTCGCCCTTAGAAGAATTCTTTGCCGCCTTCCATGAGTTGATATAAGATTTACTTGACCCTGATTGGATACCAAAGTCACCATATCGCTCTAGCCTATTGTCTCCAGGACCAAGATCGTACTTATCTAGTGCAGCATAACCAATAACATACTTCTTAAATATCTTTTGAAATTTCGCAGTATCACTAACATCATATGGAATATTCAATTTGAAGTCAGGAGAATCAGCCTTAACTGTTTTAACTGTAATTGTTTGATTACCCTGAGTATCTTTCTCAATAAGAGTCATAAGGTTTTCAACTTCATTACGATCAAAGACATGACGCATCTCAGCACAAATCGAGAAGAATGTAGCAGCACCTAGATCCTCTTGTACAAAATCAACAATCTTATTAAGAGCAAAGTCTACCGCACTCTGTAGATCTGTAGCCAAATCGCCAGATGCAATGTCTGGAATTGATTGGTATATACCCGTAAGGAAATAGAAATCCATCATCATTTGCTGACGGTCTTCTCTTGGAACCTTGTATGTATCAATACCGAAAGAAGCTTCTTGAATTATCTCTTCGACCAAATCACTCTTACTATCTTTAGGTTTTGCACCACTCTTGACTTTACCAGTTGCTTTGTCATTCCAACGCTTTAGCGAAGTCTCGAAAAACTTACGACCATCAACAACATCAGCCTCATCATGATTACGGAAACCACCAAGTCGATATTCATCACAAGTATCGCTAGCGCTCTCACTAATGATCTTCCGTACCGCTTCCATATCTGCAAGTGTATCAATATCACCTGTAGTGTCTACGAGATCCACAAGCTTATGCATGAAATCAAGATAGTGATATCGTTCCAATAGTTTATAGCGAATATTTTCAGGGAGCATATTCGGGGAAGGTAAACCTTTTCTGTCACCACCCTCGTAATCCAAAAATGCTTGAACACGTTCTTTATGAACATCATCATACTTCTCCGCAAGATCTTTGACGCTGTAGTCAAGAGCCTTGAATCGCTGTAGGATCTTATCGAATATGATTTTTGAATCACCACCTGTTTGAATAGCACTCAATAAGATCTCGATGTCGATCAAGCTACGTAGAGCCTCGTCGCGTTCTATATCGACATCCTTAATATATTGACGGAACTCATCATATACATTGAATAGATCTACACCATGATCTTTAGGTGGCTTGATCCACTTATCGTCTTTGAAGTCATATACCGAATCAAATCGATCTGTACCTACATCCTTATTCATAACGAAATAATTGATTGGGTGCTCTGTACCGGGAGCAAACTTACCATTAAGCTTACCGGCACGTTTCTGTAGATGCTTGTGCGTCTCATCGTCAGCATCGACAATAACAGATACATCCAAATCTGCGTCTGGATTGTATCGTGTGCCTGTTAGACTACCAACAACATAAACCTGATCAATAGGAACATCACCCACCAATGTTATTAATCCATCCAATACAGCATCGTGAATGTTGGATTTCATAACAAGTTCATTAGTGTCTGTATCCCAAATCTCGGGGGCCATTGTTTTACGCGGTTCGTCTAGAATTGATTCTTCTAGCTCTTCTTTAACCAACCGCGTCTTGATTCCAGGAACTTCCAACGCAAGATCGATGTTCTTTTGATCATCATCAAAGAAGATAACATCACCCGAATGCTTTTCGCGCAATTGCCCCAAAACTTCTTTCTTACGTTCTGCTATAGAGCGTGTGTCTCTGTCTTCATGTGGAGTTGAACCTGAATCACCAACGGTATAGATGTCATCTCGCCCGATAGTCTTGATACCATTAGATACCAGAAATTCATGTAAAGCGTCTCGCACATCTTTACTACGTGCTGTTAAGATATACATCTTGGAGTCTGTACGACCATCTCCAACTGCTTGCTCAACATTCTTAAGGACTTTCCAGATCTTAAATTTCTTAGCCATACGAATAATCTTAGGATCATCGAAGTCTGAGAAATCGAAAGTCTCCCCATCTTTAAGTTTATATGTATTGAATATAGATGGAGAAAGAGATTGGGATCTCTGACCATTCTTCACAACATGGACCTGGGCAGGAGTCTTCGCCAATGTATCATCGAAGTCAAAGATGTATCCTTTATTACCAGATACATCTTCATAGAATGTACAAAACTGATTTATAACTTCTTTACTCACCCTACTCTCCTGATTGAAGAATGTCGAGAATCAAATCCATGGCTTCTGCTTGGTCAATGTGGTATTCTTCTTCTATATTATGTATAATCTCTTTGTCTACACATAACCCATCAATATCAAATACTTCCTCGGTTTTCTGCATTTTTTCTATCATCGAATCTATAATCTGGTCTTTGATGTCCTCACTCCCAGGTGCCATAGCATTCTTGGCATCTTCTAGCTCACTATCAGCCACAAGCTCACGAATCATACGCGCACCAATTTTAACACCCGAATCATCTCTAAGAATCGGAATACCATATAACCCGAAGGGTTTATCCTCAGATGGTTCTTCATCATCATTTACAATAAACATTGTTCCACGACTCTTAATTGAATTGAATCGATCCTCTTCACCCCGATTACCCGCTTGCTCTTGACCTTGTGCCAAAACAAATGGTTTCTCTGCAGCTTCTTGATCTAGATCAAAAAACTTAATCATATCATCAACAGATTCTTTGGCAGTCTCTGGTTTCTTAGAAGAAATACCAAATGTAGATTTGAGTGGATCTAATGTACCTTCTTTACGACCCAACTTCACTTCCACATTTCTGAGCCCAGATTTACGTACAGCATCCTTAATTAGCTCCGTAGATAGTTCGGGATCTACATACTTACCAGTATCTGTAACCAGAAGCAACACCTTGTTAAATACTTTGCTAAGCTGAGTCAATACATCAACATGTGCTTTTGTTGGTGGTTGCATTTTACCAACCCAAAGGACATTGTAACCCTTTGTTATTGATGCGCGATTTGCTGCATCTACCTCGTTGAACCCTGTCATATCTTTGGTTGCATTCAATGCACCCAAGACATCTTCTAGTATTTCGTCTGCAAGAGTCTTGGTCTTGAGAGGTTTCTTATCACCAATACTCTCAGGATCACCCGTTGTACCACCACTCGTAACTACTTCTTTCTCTTCATTGAATGGACTATACAATAGATTATTACGACTGAACTCTGCTCTGTCTACAATCTTAACCATGTTGGGACCATTCAAAAGTACGTAACCTTCTGGTTTGGTTGCAATCATTTCAAAATCGTTCTTCTTATCGACAACAAATGTCTTACCAAGCTTCTTCTCTACGTTATCGAATATTTTCAAGATCAAAGTCTTAAGAGAGAATAGACGGAAGAAGGAGCGCAACATAGGTTCAAATGTGGTATCAATAGAATCCATCCACTTCTGAATTTCTCTGAATTGTTGGGACTTGCGTTCCTTACCCTTAGACGATGAAAGCTTACCTTGTTCTTCTTCACTACGAGCAGCAAGGAATTCCTTCATTTTCTTTTTGAATGTCTTGATGAATGCATCTTCGTTCTTAGCTGTAATAATTGACTCAGCATCACCAGCGGTTCTTACTTGTTGGTTTACAAAGATGGGAATCAAGCGCTTAGCTTGCTTGATCATTGGGTTGTCACCTTCGTTCCATTCATCATCAAACATTGGATCTATTTCTTCTGCAGCATTCTCTGTAGCATCAATAAGATCATCAATTTCAGCAATGATTCCTTCACTACCCTCAAACGCCTCCACGTTGTCAATAAACGGATCGATAACAAATACGCTCTTATTCTTATTCAACTCCTGAGTTGCGGGAGCAATAAGCTTATCTGGTAGACGATTGATGTTAACCTGACCTCCCGCATCGGTTGTTGATTTGTACAAACCATGAACAACAATACCCAGTTGCGCAGACTTCACATCTTTATAAAGTGGAGACTTAGGATCTACAGGAACAGCATACATGATTGTGTTAGGTTGGAATGTTAAATACTTTTGACCTTCGTGCTCTACAAGCTTCTTACCGTTATGATTATACCATAACAAGTCACCTTGCATGACAGTAGCATTCTGCTTATAAACAGGCTTCAATGCTTTCCATGCAAACATAAGAACATCTTGAACACCTGTAGTCCACTGTCTTTGTATATCTGCTAGACTGTAGCCTAACTTTTGATTATTAGCTAAAATAGACTTGGTGGATACAAAGAAACGACCTTGTTCGTCCTTACCAAAGTATAGACTAGGTGCACCATCAATCTTCTCAGAAATAACAACAGGACCACGATCATCCTCCGGATCGGCAGATTGTCCAGCTATGTTATTTTTAAACTTGCGTAGTGTATCAAGAGCCGTATTAATACCACCAATGCCGTGTGAAAGCGCAAGGTCTTCGGGGTGTTCTAGATGTCCGATACCTTTGGTTACATCCAATGCCATGTTTATTTCCCTTCGTATTTCGTTTTACTGCGTTTGTACATTTCGTAGATAACCCAACCGAAACGATTCAAGAAATCTCTGACCGCATCTTGGTAATTGTCTATCTTATTTAGCCACTTGTGGGTGAGAATATCGTGCTTTAAAACCTGTAATTTAATCTTAATTACGTCTCGGTTCGTATCCCAATAGTTCATTTGGATATATTCTTCGATCTCTCCATCCGAAATATCCGATAAAAATGCTTTCTTGAACTGATCTGCCGCACCACAACTATTCCGGTGTTTACACATTACACCACAGAACACCTCGCGCATGAGCCAAGCATACTTATGAACGAAGTCTATTATAGCTTCGTTGTCACCATCAAATTGATTACACCATCTATGTTTAGCAATATGATCCTGGATAAGCTCTCGCTCTACTTCCAGGATATCTCTAATATGCTGACAGCTTTGATTTTTATCCAAAAGGTTTTCCTGGCGAGGTTTGGGTCGCACCAACTCCACCAGTAATTGCGGTTGGAGTTGGTCTTTCAAAGAATCCAATACGCAAATCATAATACTTAAGAAATCGAAGAGAATTAGCTCTTGCTGCCGCTTGAATGAAAGCAGGGTTCATACGAGCTTGTCTGTACATATTATATAGCAATGCTGTACGACCACCCATAGCTTGACGCATAAACAATGCTAGTTGGTCTACAAAGCTCAAAGCGCGTCTCTCTTCTTTAGTCTCAGGTTTTTTTATAATCTTACCTTGAGCGTCAATTAGCCCATAATTAAAAGCCGGAAGATTTCTTATTGGTGTCGATATCCGCTGTGTCAATGCGGTAAAGAATGCAGCGTCCAGAGCTTCACCCCATAGAAAATCAGTATCAGGAAGTCTAGACTGCTCTTGTAATATCTTATTATCTTTGGACATATAAATTTCCCTTGACATTCTCTGAATGAATGGTATAATACCTACATTATTTATCTCTGACTGGAGGATTCTATGAAAAATAACAAAGCATGTTCTATATTTATAGAAAATAATATATGGGATGC